CAAAGAATACCTCAGCCAGATCGGACGCAAAGGCGGAAGCGTAAAAAGCGAAAAAAAAGCTCAGTCTTCTCGCGAAAATGCCAAGAAACCCCGTCCTAACGCACGCGGACCGAGGAAGTTGCGCTCCATCAAAAATATTTCACAAAATATGTTGCCCAGCGAAGCAGTCTCGCTATGATGAGCGGCGTTATGAAATTCGACATCACATGGGCCAGAACACTTCCAAACTGCTTTGCAGAACTTGGATCTGCTCGGCATGAGTTCATTATTGGAGAATTGGGCAGCAAAGAATATGAGGCTCAATTTCCGACAAGTGCCTTTGGGTACATTTACACACCAGAAGAGCAGAAAGCTCAATGGAACGTAATCCTCGAAGCGCGCAAATGGATCTCCGCTATGTGGCTGATTGAAACAGGAGTAACAAACGCAATAAACCAAGCACTAAAAATAATCGAGAACCTATGAACGAAAACTACGAACCCGGAAGCGACACAATTCGCCTTCCGTTAAAAAACGAACCTAGAGTCGCAAGCCGCGAAACTCATGCCACAGTATTACTGGGACTGGGAATCATTCTTTTGCTTTTGGATGGATGTGGGCTAGCGCACTTTGCCAACAATATTCCAGAGGCATTTATATTTGCGGCACTTACGATGCCAGCGGCACTTTTTGTCATTATCTGTGCATTGGAGGTGCGGAAGTGATCCTGACCGAATTGCAAGTCCAGATCCTTGAGCGGCATTACGCCGGTGAAGCTCCGGTACAAATTGCCAAAGCCCTACTGAGAAACACTCGGGAGGTAAGGGCGATTATTGATCTTCACGCCAAAAAGCCGGATGTGAAATACGGTTTCAAGGCACTCCAACAGCTTGCACGGGAAGCGGGGTTGCTAAAATGAGGCAAGTCGCACAAAGGACTTTGGTGCTCCAGGACAACATGCCCCTTCAAGCCGAAGGTGGGTTTACTGGAGAAGTCTCCAAAAATTTAAAGCTGGCTTTGAAAGCGTGGGATCAAAAGCGCTTTGATACATCAAATGGCTTTCGTTACGGCAAGGCCAACGGAATGTATAAAAGAGCCAGGGTGACACTACGGGAAGAGGCCACATGGAATCCAAAACCTGCACAAGCAAAGATAAAGCCCAAGGTTAAGCTCAAGGCGATAAAGGTTCCTAGGGAAAAAAAGGCAGTAAAAGTAAAGCCCAAAAAGACTGAGGAAGAAAAGCAATCAGCAAAAGAAGCGTCTCGCCTCAAGAAGATCGCGGCTCAAAGAGATAGACGCGCTTTGGAAGCGCCAGAAGCCAAAGAAATCAGAATTCAGGCTAGGCGTGCTGCATATATTGCAAAGAATGGACCATTAAAAAACCCTTGGCTAAAACGTCCCGGCGTCGAATTGACTCCAGAGCAAAAAGAAGTCCGCAGGCAAAGGGTCGCAGCATACTCTGCGGCATGGCGCGAACGGATGACACCTGAAGAAAAAGCAGAATACCTTCGCGTTAAAGCCGAAAAGAAAAGGATGAAAAATGCGAATCGCAATTGATCCTGGAGTAGGCGGTGGAATCGCGTATGAAGATACGGACGGGAGTGTTCATGCGCTTCCTATGCCAGCAACTCTTGGCGATATGCGAGCACAGCTTGAAATCATCGCGGATCATGGAACGGTCTGTTACATCGAGGAATTGCCCAGATGGGCCGGGAAGATGAGCGGATCGTCGATGGCGACAATGTTTCAGAACTACGGACGGCTTGAAGGATTGCTGACAAGCAGGAATACCAAGATCGTTTACCTCAAGCCTCAAGCATGGCAGAAGGTTATGGCCTTAGGCGAAAAGAAGACCTATGGCTCGCGCTGGAAGGCACATTTGAAGGAACGGGCTCAAGCTCTATTTCCACAATTAACAATTACCCTCAAAACAGCAGATGCGCTTCTGATCATGGAAGCAAGTCGCAGAATACACCCACAAAACTAATGAAAATCCAGAAAGGCATCATCAAATCCCCTCAGAAAATCACAATCTACGGCCCTGAAGGCGTAGGTAAAACAACGCTGGCAGCCTCTTTTCCAGCTCCGCTCTTCATCGACACCGAGTCCAGCACCAAGCAATTAGATGTTGCCCGTGTGACAGCAAAAACTTGGGCGGAAATCGAAGAAGTCTTCAAATCCGCTAACCTACTGACGGAATATCAGACACTAGTCTTGGATACGGTAGACTGGGCCGCGACCATGCTTGCTGCAAAGGTCTGCCAAGATCAGAAAAAAGCATCCATTGAAGACTTTGGCTTTGGCAAGGGATTCACTCTTGTGGCCGAGGAATTCACTAAGTTCCTGAACTTGACGACGCAAGCCACCGAGGCTGGCAAGACTGTGATCTTTTTGGCTCACTCTCACGTTAAAAGGCATGATTCCCCGGAGGCATCCTACGACCGTTATGAATTGAAAATGCACAAACTCTGTGCTCACCTCCTTAAAGAGGCGTGTGATTCCGTTTTGTTCTCTAACTATCGGACAACCATCACCGAGGAATTGAATGGCAAGACGAGGGCTGTAGGTGGCAAGGAAAGGGTTCTGTACACATCTCACACTGCGGCTTGGGACGCTAAGAACCGGCACGGACTACCTGATCGGGTTGCGATGAATATTTCAGCGCTTTCTCCTCTGATCAATAAGGCGGAACCGGCAAAAATTGCCGAGTCTCCTTTGTCTTCGATCAATCCCTGGGATGCCTTGCTTGCGGATAAGACCGCTTCTCAAAAGGACAAGGTGACCGCTGGGGCGATCAAAAAGGGCTGGCTGAAGGAAGGACAGACGTATCGAGATATTGGGTCAGAGATTCTCGCTCGAGCCCAAGCTGCACCTGAGAAGTTCTGTGCAGCATTCCTCATCTAATGTATTGGGCTTTGAGTGCCCCCCCCATTCAAAGCCCAACTTTTTTATGAACGAACAATTAAGACCAAGCACCTTGCCGAAGCTTGCGGCATGTTCCTGCTATCAAAACAGCAAGGAACCTCCAGGCCCAGCGGCGGAGCGCGGCACATTGATGGATGGTGCTTTTCGGAGCATCATGGCCGGTAAGGATGTTATTGGAGAAATCTCCGAGGAAGACCTCAATGCAGTACTCTGGGCGGCGGATACCCTTAAGGCGCTGGCGGGATCGGATCCGATCCTGACAATGGAAGAGGAATGCAAGATCCAGATCGATGAGCTGGGCAGGGCAGGCACAGCAGATGCCGTTGTGCCCACCAAATCCATGCTGGCAGATCTCAAAAGCGGTCAGATTCGGAACTACAAGGAGCAGATGCAGGCTTACGCACTTGGTCTAATGAGGGAGTTTTGGGTCCAAGAATGGACCTGTCATCTCCTTTTTTGCGATCAACGTGAGGTCGTCACTTATAAATTCACATATGAGGAATGCGCCCTGGCAATCACAAGCATCGTCCATGATGCCACTGACCCAGAACGCACGCCAACACTGTGCGAATATTGTGAATGGTGCGCCCTAGCGACCACCTGCTCGCTCAGGGTGGAGTCTGCAATTGAGCCTCTTGGTTGCGCAATCGCGCCGGAGCGGACGGACCTTTTTGACTTGATTTTAAATGATCCCGATAAGCTTGGGGACTTTTTGGCTAAGTGTAAAATCTTGGACAAGTTCAGAGACAGAGCCGAGGATAAGGCTCGAGGGCTCCTTGATGCAGGAATTGATGTTCCGGGATGGAGGCTTGGGAAAGGCCGCACATCTGAATTTGTAGATGCTCGGAGAGTGTACGAGCATCGTGAAACTTTGGGACTTGGAAACATTGTCGAAAGCTACGGTTCGATGAGTGGAGCCAAGTTCCGCAAACTTTGGGAGCAAAACGCTCCCGATAAACCGCTTCCTGAGGAAGTAATCAGCAAAAAAGTCAGCAACCCAATCCTTAACCAGATCTAATATGGCAACATTTACACGCGAAGAATCAAAATCCGAAGGCGGCTCAAAAAAAATGCCTCCCGGTGAGCATTTAGCGGAAATCATCAAGGCGAGCCTTGCGACTTCAAAGGCAGCGAATCCAATGATTCGTCTGACATTGAGAAATCAGACAGGATGTTGCGACACACAGTTAACGCTTACAAAAAGCGCAGTCTGGGTCGCATGGAAGGCCCTCGAGTCAATTGGCCGAGTAATCCCCGTTGGTCAGGATTTTGATTTCACTCCTGAGGAATTTTTGGGATATGAAGCTAGGGTTTTGATCAAAGAAGGTGATAAGGGTTGGCCCGAAGTTGACCAATGGTTGCCTAGTGCAAAAGCAGCACCTCAGAAGTCTTACAAGCCAGATCTTGGCCCAGACGAGATCCCGTTTTAATCTGAGACCGAGGGGCGCGACTCGACAACGCGCATTTTTTTATGAACACAACACAACTTTTGGAAGCGGAACGAATTGCAGAACAGCTTTTTGTCGTACACATTGGATTAGTGAAGTCTGGGCAAGAAGGAATTGATCCAAACACTCGTTTGGCTCGAAAGCTGGCAAGAGCTATCAACATTTTTAAGGCAGACGCTGAAGCAATCGTCTCGACAGATAGTCGCCGGACGATGGATCGACTATTGGAGGAACTCTAATATGGCCGAGATCCCAAGCCCTCAGGCCCCAGAGGCTGAGAGGGCCGTAGTTGCTTGTCTGTTAGTTGAGCCAGCGGATACTTTGCAGCTCATTACTGAGCGCGGATTAAAGACAGAAGACTTTTTTGCTCCACAGATGGCGATCATCTTTGAGGCAGGGATGGAAGCCTTAAAGCTTGGACAGGTGCCCGAGGCTATGGCAATGGCCCGGACCCTTCAGCCTAAGGGTGTAACCTTTCCTCAGCTTACCGAGATTTGGACCTCCGTAGCGTCCTGCGTTCCATTGCCAGGGTGGATTGACCTAGTGATCGACGCCTCAAGGCGTCGAAAGCTTTTAGCTGCCTTGCGGAAAGCCGCTGCCTCAATAGCGGAGGGAGTGCCCACAGAGCAAATAGCTTCTTATGCAAACTTGCAAATCGAAGAATGCAAGGCAGGCGGCGGCCTCTCGATGGTCACCGGCTCGAGCGTTGAGGATTTGTTAAAGTACGATACCAAGAATGATCCAAACACACTTATCGGCAATCGCTGGTTATGCAAAGGGGGCTCGATAATCTTCAACGCACAATCCGGGGTTGGGAAGTCTTCCCTAAATATGCAGCTCGCTATTGGGTGGGCTCTTGCAGATCGCTGGGAGTTCACCAAAGCTCTCACCTTTGGGATGCAAGCAGTGCGTCCTATGAAGCAAGTGATCATTCAGGCTGAAAATGACATTGGTGACCAAGCCGAGGTGCTCCAGAGTCTGCTTTTAAAGCTGGGCAAGAGCTGGATTGGCGAAAAGGAACTTGAAGCCTTAGCTGAACGGCTCTGGATATACAGAGACAATATCCATTCAGGTATGGAATTTCTACAAACTGTGGAAGCTCTTATTGCTAGGCATAAGCCAGATATTGTTTGGATTGATCCTCTGATGTGTTATCTGGGGGATGACATATCAGACCAAGCGGTCGTGACTAATTTTTGCAATGGTCTGAACCGAATAGGGAGCAAGACCGGCGTGCTCTTTGCGCTTATTCATCACGTTCCCAAGCCTAAAGAAGGAGGCGCAAGGACTGAATCAGATCTTGCCTACTCTGGATTTGGCTCTTCAGCACTCACTAACTGGGCTCGAGAGGTGGCCACTTTGACGAGGGTCAAGACGCCTGCCGGAGATCCGCCCACCTTTAGCTTAACGATGACAAAGCGACGAATGCGGGCGGGATTGCGTGCGTTTAACGGTGATGTAACTTCACAGATATTCATACGTCATCATAAGAATAAATATGATCCAAGCAAACCATTAGAAGCACCTCTTCAGGTATGGATAGAATGCGATGAACCAGTGATTGAAGAGGAAGAAAATAATAATAAGAAACGCCGCAAATGAGATCATTAAATGAATCAGTGTTTATGTGGCAAAGTCGCGCCCTCATGGAAGAAATATGCACTCTAGGGAGTAGTGCAGTGGCCGTGTATGCCGCAATGACCTACTGGGAGTCTCGCGCACCGGCAGGATACAAGGACAAGTTCCAAGTTTCCTTGGACGATATTGCCCGTATTGCTGGGGCCTCGAGGAGCACAGCTTCGAGGATACTTGCCGAGTTAATTGCAGGAGGTTTTGTGGTTCAAAAAACGGGCAGAAATGGAGGAAAAACGAACTCCAGAAACGTCTACTTTTTACCCTCCGCAAGCAGTGTCACCATGACACCAAGCAGTGTCACCATGACCAACACGCGTGTTGGTCACCATGACACTACGTTTGGTCACCATGACCAACACGCGTGTTGGTCACCACGACCAACAAGTAAAGAAAAAGAAAGTAAGAAAGATCGGGGCCCTCAAGGCTCCCCGACTCTTTCTTACAAGGAAGAAAACAAAAACAAAGCCTCCGGCGCGGAGCAAATTCGGGGAGCCCTGACGGTCCCCGATTTGTCCGCAGAAAAAGGGGAAGAAGACCGGCAGAAAAATGCCGCTGAAGTTCGTGCTAGGATCACTGCTTTGGAAAATATTCTTGCCTCCGAGTAGAAATTTCTAAAGTCTCCAATCCGCTTTGCCGAATGAAAAAGATCATGTGCCCAGTTTGCGTCAACCAGCAGTCGTACTGCTATGATTGCTTTGGAAGCTATAAACCTTCTCCTCCAGGCATCGAAGGCTATAGCCGGTTCCGTGACCCAAGAAACGATCCAGATCCCAACGCAACACAACCCAATAAACGAACAGAAATGCCTATTCTACCCCTCTCTGCCTCTCCGGCAGTATCTGCACCGCCAAAGTGGTCTTCTTTCAGCAAGGAGGTGGCATCGTGAGTTGCTACCATTGCCGCATTGGTTAGACACATCAATGTACCTGCGATGCTGCTGACGATGAGATCTCCCGCCTCAGAGCTGATCGAGACGCCTTGCGGGCCAAGCTTACTATTGCGCTTTCTTTGCTTCGCCATGCTGAAGCTGGATCAAGCATTTATGCATCAATTCCCAAACGATCAAACTGGAAACAACTCCGAGCACAATTACTTAATGAAAACGCCTGACTGGAAAAAGAGATTTAAAGAGTCTCAAAAAATTAATGAGCTTTTGTTCAAAGAGCTATTTAGACTTATGGATAAAATTAAAGATCAATCTGAAGATCATGTTGTTGCTTTGGATCTTCTTAAGAATTCCATTTTCCGAATCAACTGGAAAGAAAACATGAAAGACGCTTCTGCGGTGCTTGAAAAGTACGAATTCCAAAAAGAAAGGTTACTATGCTCTCAATAGGTTTTGATGGAGACGAGGACGACCGCTACGAGGAGTGTCCGTTCTGTGAGAAGTGCAAAAATGAAATGAGCCTAGATCTGTGGCACGAGTGGTTCTGTTTTGAGTGTGCAAAAGAAATTGAAGGAGAAAAGGAATGACTACTGAAGAACTGGTCAAAAGATTGCGGAACTACATGCCATCTGGGCCACTGGCTCAAAGCCTCATGGAAGAAGCTGCCGACAGCCTGGAGGAGTTGCAGCAAAAGTGTAATATGCACTATAATACAATCTGCGATCTTGCCAAAGAACGCAATGCGCTAAACAAGCAGCTTGAGCAAGCCGTCTTGGAGCGCACGCCTCACGATTACGGCATACTAAAAGAGGAAGCGCAGGAAATGCGAAAGCAACGCGACGAAGCCCGCGCCGAGGTGGAGCGGTTGAAAGATAAAGTTAGGAAATGGAAGTTTGATGCAAATAGTTATGTTGAATGGATCAACAAGCTAAAAACCGAAGTGGAGCAGTTAAAACAGATCAATAGCGAAACTGAATGGAAAGTTGTGCAGACAGTAGTGCGAGGAGAACCATCGCGGCTGGAGATTGCTACTATGATTTACGCAGCTTTTGCTGGGGCGCAGTGCATCAAAGACAAGGTGAACCCCACAGCTTTTATTGCGGTTAAATGTGCTGAAGAACTCATTGCAGCGGAAAAGGAGGGAAAATGAACAAAATCATAATATCAACAAAAGAATTTATGAAATTGGTAAATCGCATCACAAAATTAGAAGTGGCATTGATTCAGATAGCAATAGGCGATAGATGCAATAAGACCGCAATAAAAACAGCAGAAGAATCATTGGAAATTACAGTGGATTCTTTGGTAATTGGATCAACTAACAAGGAATCTTTGAAAGTTCAATCTGATTCAGCTTTTCCTCCTGAATCGCAAATTACTGTAAATGGCAAAACATTCCAGCTTAAAGATATAGATAAGGAAATGAAAGAATGACCGACGAACAGATTAACGCGGCAATTCACGCAGTGCTTGGCAATCCAGCTGGATGCCCCAGATGCAGCGAGCCAGAGTGCGCTTACAACAGCGGACTAAACTACTGCACCGACCTAAACGCGATGCATGAGGCGGAGAGGTCATTGCACGAACCACTTAGAGAAATGTATGTTAGCAAACTGCTTGGGAAGGTTGCAGATTCACCCACATATTTATGGGATAGTATAACCGCACATTCGAGATCTCGCGCAGAGGCGTTTTTGAAGACGCTAGGCAAATGGGAGGAGGTGCAGGGGTGAGTGGTAAAAAACATTCTCTATTTGACATGATTGACAGAGCCGAGGAGAGAGTTGCTGAACTCGAAGTCGCACTTGAGCAAATTCGCGACTTCAAATTTGGCTGGCGCGGAACAAACGCGCATGAGGATGTAGCAAAACTCCAGAAGATAGCACAGCAGGCAGTAATCAAGAATTTTTTTACAACTGAAGATTCCAAATGACCGACAAACAGATCAACGCGGCGATCGCAGAAGCATGTGGGTGGACACAAGTAAACGCCGCCCACCGATCAGGCAAAGCGCCTGATGCTGATTACATTGGCAGCGAGTTTATCCCAGATTATTGCAACGACCTAAACGCGATGCATGAGGCGGAAAAGATGCTATTAATAAGCAAATTTCCAACTTACGTTAAAAAGCTAACAAAAATAAATTTTGGTGATCCGATTACAGCAGGCTCCCGCCAACGCGCAGAAGCGTTTTTGCGGGCGCTGGGCAAGTGGGAGGAGGGGAAATGATGAACGACTATCTTGATTCAGATCACTGGACAAACGGAGGAGAGCATGATTCTTTATTGCAAATAGAAAAAGCTTTCTCTGAAATGGAATTAGCATTTCAAAAAATGAAGCAAGAACGCGACAAAGCTCTTGCTATGCTTGAGCGCGAACGCTCTATAAGCCTCAAAATCGCCCTCAACGCAGATCGAATGCACATGCAGCTTCAAGCTATCCGTGAGGCGGCCTTAGAAGAGCTTTGCGGCCTTACAGCAGATGGCCCGGATAACCTTGATGGATTAGAAGAAAGAGAATGAACTACGAAGAAACAATATCAGCAGAAATACTTCTGTTAGAAGCAGAGCGTCAGATTGAAATACTAACAAAGTTTTGCACGCGATTAGCTTTAGACTTGTCTTTAGCTCGCCATGAACTGGACAGGCTATTGCAAAAGGAACAGGTTTGCGTTACAAACTTGTTTAATGGACCAAATTGATGAGCTTGTTGATCTCGGGTTGTTGGAATCTGATGCTTTAATCGTTCTCGATTGGCATAGTAATAAAATAAGGCAGGAACGAATAAACGCCGGGGGTGAAGTCATTACTCGGCTTTTGTCGTACCTTTTAACCAAACGTCACAAAGACAACCCACTTCGTATCCGGGTTATGGGTCTTGCGTTTGGATGGGGCCTAGAAGAACTGACTGGTTACGAAACAGCAGAAGCCTGCGCCAGGGCCGAGGGGTGTAGCAGCATGGCTATTTCACGGGCCGCTAAAGAAGCAAGAGAAGCTTTGTCGATTTAGACTTCTTTTTCGTCCTCTTCATCAAATTCATCAAGCTGATCAAAACGTCGAAGCCACCGCTCGATTTGTTTTGCCTTGGCAAACATATTTCCCGACCCAGCAGAATATGGATGAGTTTCTTCGTTATTATCAGTCTGGGCAAAGACTTGCACTACGTCAAAATGTTCCCCTAAAGCATCGGCCATTCTGTTTAGATAACTATCTAAAGACTCTCCGGGGAGGGGGTTCATAGCTTGTAATGTGGGGTCTTCATAATCTTACCCTCTTTGGTTGTGAATCGAAAAACTCGGATTTGAGCGTGCCGTTTTTTAAGAATTCTACGAACACTTTGATGGTCAAGCTCGAGCTGTTCCGCAATCACACAGATTGGATGCCAGCCGTCAGGAGCATGAGGGACGTTGATTTCCTGCGCTAATTCCTGAAGCCAGTTTACACCGGCAGCCGAAATGTCTTGTTTTGTGTTTCTTTTGCCAACCATACAATTGTCTCGTTGTCGCAATATTCTCCCCAAGCAAATCCCCGACTCCACGAAGTTGTGGCGCGACGGTTTGCCGCGTAACCCATTTCCTCGGTCTTTCCCAGCCAGCCAACACAATACCCCGTAGGATGCGCTCTGTTGCGTCCCTCTGCCTGCGCAACCCGGTGAAGATGCGCCAGCACCACCTTGGTAGCCGTAGCCCCGCAAACGGCTTCTGCGTGATCTCTCACGGCCGCCTCATTCACCATATATCCGTGGCCAAAGAGGCAGTCTCCGTACTGCCTCCAACCTTCTTGAAAGCTATACGGAACCACTTCACATTTAATCTCTTTGCAGCGGTTTTGTATCTGCTGGTAAATCCTCAATGCCAAAGCGCTGACAATAGCCCTGGGGGATTCGATGAGCGAAGTCAAACGGGCCTCATGGTTGCCCAAGAGATAAACTTGCGGACGAAACCTCGAGATGAAATTCAGCCCATCGTTAAGATCCCCTTCAGGATCAGCAGCATCATCCGGGGTTCCAATTGCACCGGCGCGAAGACAAGCGAGATCAATAGCATCCCCGAGATGAATGCGAGTATACGGCTTCCATCGTTCCTCGAAGTCGAGAACCTGCTTTAGAAGCCCTTGATCCGCTAGATGCCCGTGGCTACAGCCAACAGCCATAAACCGCCGCCATTTGCGCGTAATATTTGCCATCTATTTCTTTTTATCCCGAATCTCCTGAATAGTTTGCACGATTTTGGCAACCGTATAAACAAGCGAGGCAAGCATAACGAGGAGTTTGACGACATCGGAGAACTCCGAAATGCTGACGACAAATGCCGCCAGATTGACAAAATTCACTGTGGCCATCTCCTCAATGTTGCGCTCAAGCATGTGCGAGGAAGGTAAGAGTTGAAACAGGCGTTGGCAAGCGTCCGGTTTTGGCCGTCATTTTTTATCCCCAGACGATTGAATGTGAGAAGCGCCAAAGTAAAAGGCTAGTACAGCGGTAAACCCTGAAGTCAACCCGCCCAGCAAAAGCGTCAACGTTGGATCTGACCACAGTTTCATGTCGCCGGTTAAAAGCGCACAGATGATTCCGAGGTAGCATACCGTGAGCGTCACGGCCAGTGCCGCTGGCACCCATGAGCCAGTGTTCTTTTGCATTTCCCTGGCTGACGCCCGATCCGCCTGGGCGATTTTCTCGGCGTCGATCCCCAACTCGGCCATCCTCGTCTTAAGCTGCAGGTCAGCAGCCTGCAAGGCGGCAATCTGATCCGCTGTTAGGTTGCCAGATGATAACGCTTTGGTCACCTTGTCGGTCGTCGCCTCGTCAATTCCAAGGCATTTGCCAACCGCTTCAACAGCCATGCCGCCCATAGGGCCGCCTAAAAGTGTGCCGATTGTCGGGAGAACAGTAGATAGCCAGCTCATGATGTATAAATTCCAAAACCTGTTGAAGTTACAAATCTGGTTCCTGTATAAACAATGTTTGATGGATTAGGATTAGGAGCCGAACTAGGAAGATAATTGGGTTTCCAATTTGTACCATCTAATGACGTGTAAACATAACCGCCAGTCCCTACCCATCTGTTGTTCAAATATTTTAATCTGGAACGATCAGAGGAATATGGGTAACTAAGCCCAACAACTGTCCAGTTTATTCCATCAACTGAAGTTGCTGTTTCCCTTGTAGAAACGGCCATGAAAATACTATTGCCATATTCTATGTTGGTGATTTGCAATGCGCCAAGAGTAAAGGGGCTGGTTTGTATTGTCCACGATACTAAGTTTGAAGACGTTGCAATTAAATTTGAATTACCAACGGCAACAAAAATTCCATTTCCAAATGTAATATCGTTAAGTTTAATTTGCCCTAAATTTGGATCAATGCCTTCTGCAAAATTGATTCCATTCACCGAGCTTGAAATCAATCCAGAATTTGAAAGGCAAACCCATTGTGAATTCAAATATCTAATCGCCCAAACAGAATTGTCTTTTCCAACAACAGTACCAAAAGGCCTATAAAGCGAAGTCCAGTTTGTCCCGTCTGTGCTTCCATATAATAAACTGCCGTAAGTTGAAGGGGCGGAAAAGGTATACCCTCCAAAGACATATCGAGATAAACTATTTGACTCTAAACAAGTTAAATGATCTCCAGCAGTAATTCCAGAAATGGTTGTCGGAACCCACGTTAAAGAATCTGTGGAAATAGTCGCAGATGTTGTCGTATTACAGACAAAGATTTGACCCGTAATTGATGCAAGTGGGCCTCCATTTACTGATCTCAATCCAAATGCCAATGGGGACATTTCTGTTCCAAACTTTCTTACTGTTGAGATTTTACGGCTCATGCGTATCGGGTGATAGCAACTAAAACGGTATAGGTTGCTGCTGCTGTTTTTAGGATTGTAAACGTCCAAGCATCAATGCCATTTGCATTCCCATTGGAATTTGCATTGGCATATTTGGGAGTTACCGCAACAGAATCAATTGTAAACACTGACAAAGAGGAACCAAACGATGCACCATTTTGAACAAGAACGGTAAACGATCTGCTTTTGTTTACTTCAACAAGAGTGTCAAAAGTAGTCGTCGCATTTCCCCTAACATTAAGACTAAAACTAAGCGAAGTGGAAGTGCTGTTGAAATATAAAATATCCTGAGTTTCAATATTAACAGTCAGCGCTGTTGTGGGAAACGCGATTGAATTTACAGCCTCTTCAACATATCCAACTTTTTTGCGATAATTCGTTAAGCTTGTGAGGTATAAATAAGAGCTGTCCCACTCGACGCTGTGCGCCTGTGGGGTCGTCATTATTGTTGGATTAGGAGCTTGAAACGAAAATGGAACTGCGCCAGAACCAGCCGCTCCAGCCTGAAACGTGTTTTTGCCTGTAAAAATATTTCCGGCGACAACTGCATTACTGGCCCGAGTTATCGCGGTGTATACAGAAAACGAATCAACTCCAACGCTAGAACCAGTTGAAATTATGCCACTTACAGATGCAGTTGCTGCATAATATGTAGTGCCTTGCTGAATATAAAACAGCGAATTGCCTAAAATTGTGCCAGTCCAATAGGACGGACGAGAAAAACTCATCACGCTGCCAGCAAGTGAATTAAGCACCCAAGGTCCGTTCTGTGCATTTGCAGTTTGAGCCGAGAGCAACACAACATCGCCAACAACCATTGTGCGTCCGTCCATTAC